GTTGCCATCATCGCTGCCTGCAACTGGTCAGTGCTGACATAATCCTGCCCTAGGAAGCGTGTAGTTTCAAAGCTCATTGATAATACAGGAGTTGCCGCCGCGCCAGCGCCCATTGCATCACTGCTGCTATTACCGCTACTGCTACCGCCTTGGCGTTGATACCGCGCCATTGCTGCTGCCGTAGCGTCCGCTGGGACAATAGTGCCTGAGGTACGTGGCACGAACAACTCAGGGCCTTTCTCGCCGACCATGTAGGTGCTATTGCTGCTTACTGGGCCGCCAGCAGCTCTGCCAACTAAAGATACGCCGTTAATATTAATGCCACTAAGTAAACTCCTAATGCCAAATGATATAAGCATTTTGCCAATATCTTTTAATACGTCAGATAACACTTCCTGTAAACTCCTAGCACCAGTTATAGCAGAATCTATAGCACCTACCAAACCAGACTCAATACTGCCTCCTATTCCTTGTATTAAAGAACCATAAGTAGATGCAAAACCGTTTAACTCCTGTTGTTTTATACGTACCGCATCTATTTGATTATACAATAAGTTCTCCGCTTCGTAATTTTTCAAACGCTGTTCATATTGTATTTGTAGGTTTTCTCGGGTTAAACCAGAAGATGCGTATATGTCGGCTTCTAATGCAGTAATGCCCTTAGCAAATTGTAATTGTCTTTGTTCTCGTTCTTTTTGTATGTTAAGCAGCAATTGTGCTTTTTCTACTTCCGCTTGTGGCCTACCTTGCATGGAAATGCCAAGTTGGGCCGTACTTAAAGTATTTTGTAGTTCATTTTGGTTAATGCTAGCTTCTAATTCACCTCCTACTACCAATTTACTCCTTTCGGCTATAGCAGTTTGTATGCGTAGTTTCTGTATTGCTACTTGCAGTTCATACTCTTGTTTCAGCAAAGTTAAGCGTTGTTGATAAGCGCTATTTATTTCCTCAGTTAAACTTGGGTTTTGTAGTAGTGCTATATTTGTTTCTAAGTCTAGTATACCTTTAGATACACTATAGTTTTCTTTTATGTTTTTATTTTGTGCTATATAAAATTCTGAAGAAGTGCCTGTTATCTCTAGATGCTGTTCCAATACAGAACGTATATCTCTTTCTAAACTTAAACGTTGTTTTGTGGTTTCAAACATAGATACTTGAAAATTTCTTAAACTTTGCTGCTGCTGTTGTGCCGCTTGCTGTTGTGCAAGTTCTACGTTTGCTGTTGCTATACTTCGTTGTGCTTGTAGTTCCTTGATTTTATTTTCATTCCTATCGCGTTGTTGTTTATTTAATTCTTGGTTAAGTTGTAAAGATATAGACTCTTGAGCATTTAAGGCTTGTTGAATACTAATCTGCCCTTGTAGGGATGTTTTGCGTACTTCGCTTGCAGTATTTTGTTCCCGTGCCAGTTGTACTTGCTGTTGTATTAAGCTCACTTGCTGTGTAGCTTGCTGTTGGGCTAAAACAACCTGATTGCGTTGATCTAATATTTGGACACGGTCTTTATCCAAATCTCGTAACTGCTGTGTAGTATTCAGCTCCAATGCTAGAATTTTTGTTATCTTATCCTTCTCGCTAATTTTTTTAATTTCTAGGTCGCGTATAATCTCGTTGTACTTAACAGTCTTCTCTGTTTGTATTGTTTGTGCTTTGGATATTAGATAACCCTGGCTGTTAGCAGTATTGTTTTGTAGTGAGACTTGATAATTTGCTTTTGCTACTGCAAGCTGTTCTTTTAACTCTTTTGTTTTTGTCTGTGCTTCTACGGTTTCTGGTTTTTCCTTTGGTGCTACCATTCCTGCTAGACCCGCTACTACTGGTAGTTTTGATACAACTGCATATAAACCTGTTAAACCCGTAGCAGCTGCCACAGTCTGCGCAATTATTTGGGGCATACCTGCTTGAAGAAGCAGAGTAAATTTCTGGAACTGACGCCCGGTAAAGTCCCACAACTCGCCATAGTTTTTTAGATCTGTAGCTGCGGATCCACCAATAGCATTTGCTAATTCTTGTTGTGCTAGCGCGGCTGCTTTTGCTGTTTGACCGCTTTGCTGCGCGTTTTGTATTAAAGCTTTTGTTTCAGGGTTTAAGTAACCTAGCTTTTCAGTTAAATACCCAGCTGCATCTCCGCCTTCGCGCATACTGCGGGCAAAGTCGGCGGCTGATTTAGCTGCATCATCTAAGGTTTGACCTAACGCACCACCTAGAATCTGACCTCCAAAACCGCTACCTACAAATGAACCTGCTAGAGATCCTGCAACAGAGCCCGGCCCGGCACCAAACATCAGTGGAAAGCCGACGCCGAGAGCTATGGATTCTGCTCTTTGACCTCGTGCTTTCTTTTGTGCTGCTACATCCTCTACAGGTTGTCTAGGGTTATTATAATCTGCAATACCTTGTAGTTTTTTTGCCCTCCTTGCGCGGGATTCTTCTAACCGATCCAGTTCTCTTAGACGTGCAACGCTCTCTGTACGTTCTGTGTTCAAGCTGTCTTCAGCTGTTTCTAGTTGTTTAATACCTCTATATGCGGCATTTAAGCTCTGACTACTAGGGAGTAAGGGTAAAGACTGGCTACGTTTAGCTTCCTGTGCTATTCCTTTTAATATAGAATCTACTTGACTTAATGGTTGAACAAGCTGTTTTGTTGCTTGCGCCCATCGTAAAGTTGTATCAGCTTCGTCTTGTGTTCGCATACCCCCAGCGCGCTCTACCGGACCTGTTATCTGGCGGCGAGCACCACCGCTCATAGCAGGCGACCCCGGTGCCGCAGGATTTAACAGTAGTTGAGCTTTTGGTGCTGTTTCATTTAACTTAGCTACCTGTAATGCAATACGTTTCTGTCTGTAAAATTCTGCGGTTTGACCGGCAGCTGCCTGGGCTGCTTCATTTGTACGAGCAATAAACTCTTGCTGTCTATCAGATAGGTTTTTAATTTGAGCAGCCGTTTCTTTTGCTGCTGCTGCTTCAGCATCTAATGCTGTCTGTATTGCTAAAGCTTTTGCATCTAACTTGGAGTTACTTAATAATCTGTCTTGCTCTTCTAAATCTGCTAAGACCTCTGATAATTCTTTAGCACCTTTACGCTGCTTGAGAATAGATTCAGTTCTTCCACGTAATGGCGAAGATAGAGTAACAGGAGAAGATTGCCCTTCTAGGTTAATCTGCTCCACTAGAGCAGCGCGTTCTTTTAGACTTGCATTCAGAGCGTTGCTAGCAGTAACGTAATGGCGAGCTGCTATAGTAGCTTCTTGTGTACCTAAAGCCGCACTATCAAGTGCTGTTGCTGCTTGATTTACTGTAGTGGTTAAGTTCTGAATACTACGAACTACTCCGCCACTACCTATATTTTCAAGATAATTATTTAAGCTGTCTGAAAGTTTAGCGGTGGCGCTTATTTGGTCTTGTAAACGTTTTAATTCTTGAGCTCCTTTTACAGCAATCTCAATATCAGCTCTGTAACTGGCCACGTTCGACGATTACGCTAGAGCTAGTCTAGCGCCGTTTTGCTTTTCGCATTGCTTCTTCTTGCTGGTCGTTCAGGATCTCGAAGAACACGCTCCAGAGCAGGATCTCTTCTTCGGTCATTCGGTGGCGCAGTTCAGACAGCGTTAGCCCCAGCTCCTTACAAATGTGGAGCTGGAGCATCAGCCAATTGTCCTTTTTGAGCTGCGCCTTTAGTTCTTGGGGTCGATTTCAGTCTCTTCGTCACTTGACAGGATCGCCAGCATTAGGACTTGGAGGTCGGTGTCGCGTACTTCGTTTTTGAGTACGTCTATTTCAGCCGATGAAAACAACTTGGTGCCGTTTTCGTCGGTGGCCTTCTGGATCAGCAGTTGTAATGCAAATGCAGTAGCGTCTTCTGATTTTGCAGCCTTTTGTGCGCGTTCGCGTTCTGCTGCTACCAAGGGAGTGCGCCACAGCTCGAATGTGGTGCCGTCGCTTAACTCAACTGTTTTCTTGGTTGGGGTTAAGTTTGCCGCTTTACGTAGGCGGTCAATGGCGCGAAGTGCGGGCGTGGCAGCCATAAAATCTCTGAATGTTACGTTTCTAGTGTAGCAGAAATAGGCTTAAGTAGATAAACATGCTACAACTCCTTAGGGGTCCATGTAAACCTTGGATTTCTGTTTTGAGCCTGCTCTAAAACGGTTGCCCATCGTAGATTTCCAGGTTCGTAGTGGCCCATTGGATTAATGCGGTCAACTGTCATACCTTCTGGTCGCGGTCCTAGTTCAGCAAACCATTGTTCAAATGAGTCAAACCGAAACTCCACGGTTCCGTAAGCGTTTTTGTGGTTTGATTTAACTCGCTGTTTTGCTTTGTAGTAACTATTTCTGCAACCCAATTTGTCAGGATCGTTTTTGACTCCTGTCCCCTTGAGGCAGCTTGTTATTCCGGCGTGAGCGCAGGGTCTACATGTCCATGTGCAATTCCGCCTATTGTATTGATCGATGCGTATTGATGACTGTTTGCCGCAAGCACATTCAACCTCAACATAGGCCCAAACGGGTTTCATAGTGGGGTAAACAAGATACCATCATTATACCACTTTTAACTGTTACCACTTCGTTTTCGAACTCCACCAAGCGGCACTCATTTTACCTTTGGCAATGTTAGCGGCGTGGCGAGCTTTAAATGATGCTCGCCTTGCCTTATCTGCTGTGGATTCACCTTCGCGGGGAGGCGATCCACTTACACCTTGCTGGCCGTAACGGATCAACTTTATAGTCTCTCCATCCTTGGCCAAAACTGCGTGGGATTTGGTGGGGTGGTTTGGGGTGCGTTTGGGTTTGTTGTAACCCTCGAATTGTTCGCCCCTGTACGTAATCACTTTTTCTTGGGTGGTTTCTTAGCGGTCTTGGCTGCCGCTTTGAATGCAGCAGCCGTGGGACCCCCTTAAGCAGTGGTAGAGAAGTCGAATGTAGGTGCGCCAGTAGGACGGAAAGTGATTTCTACCATCTGGGCATCATCTGGGTTGATGTTAAGCGTTGCGCTAAGCAGCACAGCATCCATAGCAA